TACGCTCATTGCGTTCGATAGATCAGCTAAAGCATACGTAGTCCCGAGAGAACTTAGTAGCGTTTTTTCGTCTTGGGTCATAAACTTTCTTGACGTGCTTTCTTCAATCATTGATGCAGGATGAGAAGCCGGATGAGAGTAATTATTAGCTCCTGCCGCTATTCCGTCCAGTTTTTCCCGTTCCTCGTCCGTCATAAACCTGTGTGTGGCATCTTCATTTATTTCTGACGCTGCATGCTTATGCGAAGCAGGTGCATAATTACCAACCGGTTGATATACTCCTGAATGGTTATGGTTTCCTGCCGCTTTTCCATTCCAATTTGTTTTATCAGAATCTTTTACAAATCGGTGTGTAGCATCCTCGGTCACATCTGTTGCTGTATGCTTATGTGAAGACAGTGCATAATTACCTTTAGGTTGATATGCTGAATCGTGGTTATGATTACCTGCAGCTTTACCATTCCAAGTGCTTTTTTCTGCATCAGTAACAAAGCGGTGAGTACTATCCGGAGTAATATCCGTTGCTTCGTGTTTATGCGAACTCGCTGCATAACTTCCTGCTGGCTGATAGACCCCTGTATGAGTATGATTCGACGGGGACGCACCAACCTCGGAAGCTGTATAAGATGGTTTACTTGCAGCTTTCGCCCATGCAGGCACATCGCTTGCTGGCATAGAAGTTGGAAAATCACTTATTTCAGACTTCTTATGAGTATGCGCTTTAGGTGTACGTGCGTCACTTAGTCGACTATCATTTCCTTGGCAAACAGTTCCGGAAGTTGTGCCAAAGTTCTTATTGAAAGCTGTATTTTTTGAGAATACAGGTTCGTATATTCCTGCATGGTTATGTGTATCCAAAGCTGCTTTCAAAACCTTCCCTTGTTCGGCAGAAAGGACCTTGCCAGTATCACCACTTGTTAGGTTGTTGACAATATCGGAAACGTTGATTTTCTTCCCTAACTCTGTTGCCATGGTAGCGGCGAAGTTCGGATCATTATTAAGGGCATTAGCCAATTCAATAAGCGTGTCGAGGGCTTCCGGTGCTCCAGCTACAAGTGCATCCACTGCAGCTTTTACTTTAGCATCAACTCCAGAAACTGCGTTATTGGCGGCCTGTGCTGCCGCATTTGCGCTATCTGTGGCAGCTTTAGCAAGAGCTGTTTGCGCTACTGATGCGTTTTTGGCTGTATTAGCATCATCAGTAGCTTTTTTCGCTAAAGCTGTTTGGGCTTCCGATGCAACTTTGGCAGCGTTAGCCTCTTCTGTTGCTTGTTGGGTTTCTTCTTTGGCAGCATTAATACTTATAATTGCTGCGTTAGCGTCATTAGTAGCTTTCTTTGCAAGAGCAGTCTGTTCAACTGATGCGTTTTTGGCAGCATTTGCATCATTCGTAGCTTTTTTTACAAGTTCTAGTTGTGCGGTAGCATCTCCTGTAGCAGATGTCATTTCTTGTATAATACCGCTATACTCTGACTTACGTTGGGATTCGGCTTCTGCACGTTCTGTTTCAGCAGAGACACGCCTAGTCTCATTTGAGGAACGAGTATCTTCTGCAGCTTTGCGGGTATCTTCATTTTGCTTTCTTTTATTTTCTTCGGATACCCGGGCTGTCTCCGCTGATTTACGTTCTGTTTCAGCGGACATTCTTTTGTTTTCTTCTGATACTCGGGCTGTCTCCGCTGATTTACGGTCTGTTTCAGCAGATACGCGTTCAGATTCGACAGTAACGCGATTATCTTCGGCTATCACACGTGCAGTTTCATTCGTTTCTCTCGTGGATTCGGCTTCTTTTCGTTCATCTTCGGCTGTTACGCGATCTGTTTCAGCTGTAGAACGTGTTGTTTCAGCCGCTTTTCGTTTGTCTTCTTCCTTCACACGTTCCGATTCTGCAGAAGAACGTCCTGTTTCAGCGGTCTTACGTGCATCTTCATTACTTTTACGTGCTTGTTCATCTGACACTCGTTTATTTTCTGTTTCAACGCGGCTAAGTTCTGCAGATACACGTTGCCCTTCAGCGGTCGCACGAGCTGCTTCCTCTGCTTTACGGGTATTCTCATTTATGATACGTACTGATTCTGCAGCTGACCGGGCTTGTTCTTCATTTGAACGATTTCTTTCAGCATCGATACGAGTAGCTTCATTGCGTTGTCGAGTATCTTCATTCGCTTCTATTTGGGTTCGGGAATCATCAGCCGCCTTTGCTGCGTCATTGGCCTTCTTTGTTGCTGCAACTACGTCATCATAGGCTTTCTTTATGAATTCAAGACTAACTTTTACACTTGTTTGTACGCCATTCACCATTTTAACGCCAATAGTGTACAATCCTACCATGCTATCAGCAAGCGTTAATTCGCTGATTTTTTTCTTTTTAATTGGCATAATTTTTTAAGTCAATATAAAATATTCCATCTTCTGTTATGATAAATTCTCCTGCTTCGGATGCAAGCAGGAAGTCTGTTTCTCCAATCCGGAAACTAGTAAATACAAGTTTCAAGGTAAATTCCCACCATACCCCATTATTAAGAAGAAAATTGTTTGTCTGGCAACTCTTATAATAGCAAGGATAGCTTTCACTCCACTCATCACAATAAAATATACGTTCAGCATCAGAATACTCATATCCTTCATCATCGACCTTAGCAGACAGTTTTGTGAGATCATAGAGTAGGGCATTGCGATTATGCCAGAACGCTTCAATCGTCCCGGCCCGCATCAGGCATTTGAGAGATACTTCTTTGGTTTGGAATTTCACAACTTCACCGTCATAGATTGCTCCATCTTGACGTTTGAAATTCTGCAATAGGTTCTTTTTTACTGCCGGAGTTTTCAATATCTCGGCATTACTACCTGGAAGAACTATTACGCCATAATCGGACAAATCTTTATTGTCTATTTCATAACCCTTTGGCATAGCGATAGAATTAACAGGGTCCTGATATTCATAATTTACTTCATGAGGAAAATCGTTTGCAAAAACTATCTTCGCTATTTCAAGTCTAGGATAAATTGTATAGCTATTCTGTGATAACAAACGTAAACGATATGTTTTACCAAGAATCGGAAAACGGAAATTATGGTATCCCATATCGGAAAGGAGCGCTATTAATCCACCAAATCCCAAGTCATCTCTAAAGCCAAATTCTATACTAATTTCACTTGTATCGAGGGCAACCACAGAAAGATCAAATTCTTGTCCGTCTTCCTCCGGCCAGTCGTTTTTCTCCGGATCTTTCAAAGTAGGGAAGGCAACAAGATTATTGTAGCTCCCCTTTATAATTGAAATACCGTGTTTGGTATACATATCTAATTCATCTATTAGTAATTGTCCTTTCATCGCTTCAGTATTATGCCTTTTGTGTTTAATGTATCAATACCCAGCTTTATAGACTCTATGGCTTTTTCAATCGCTTCAAGCCGTGCTGTATGGCTGCTTATATCAGATAGATAAGTGATAACAATATCATTGTATTTCATTATTTCTCCCATATATTTATCCAAATTTGAAAGATATGCGAGTTTTTCCGCTATTTTATCCGAATTAGACTGGAGATGCTTTACACCTTCATTAATTGAATATGTATGAGAGATCATAACAGCAAAACTACCGTCTAGCTTATCTGCAGAGTCTTGCGACATAGAAGCAAATCCTTTCTTTGATGCCTCACGTTCTTCATCATCATCTTTGCCAAAACCATATATTTCTGATAATGCATCGCGTTTAGCTTTCATTTCATTGGCAATCTGTTGGCCTTCGGCTTTCAATGCATTATATTCATCCTCGGTCATACCATCATCCATTGCATTATATAGCTTTTCCCTCCATTCAATCAACCGGTCCATATAATCCTCCTTAAGCATGGAATTAAGAATGGCATTTCTCATATATTCTTCGAAGTTGTCTGCAAAATCAGCACTATCGGCGTCCATATCAGTAAGCAAGTCTTGGAAGTCAGAGCGGAGAGAACTGTAATCAATAAGAGTCGTATCAGCAATTTGTTGTTCTAATACTTCCGCAACCTTTGCGACACCATTTGCTATTTGATCGGCAAATTTTTGTGTATCGGAATCTAGTTGTGACCAAAATATGCCTGCATTCTCCTGAAGCTTTGCAAGTTGATCATCTGTCAAATCAAATAGACCGGTCATACGTCCGCCCATTTTCTTTTTGAAATCATCAATAGACATTCCTAGTGTGTCCGCTGCTTGTTTCCAACCTTCCCAGGACATATCTTCAACTTCACTATATCCCTTCGAGTGTGATTTTCCAGATGCACCAGAATTTAGATACTGCCGACCTAATACTTTTGCATTCTCACTTTGCAATTTTATGTTAGCGATGGCTGCTTCATATACTGCGTTTGCAGTATCTCCTGTAAGAGTTTCTGCTAGTTCTAACTGTTTCTCAATTACCCGATCAAGAATGTTGATGTAGGATTCATATGCTTCTTTTGCCTTTTCATATTTTTCGGTCGTATCATCCTTAGTGAACATACTGAAAATCTTCGTCGCTACCTGTATTACTGCACTAATAACAGCAAGAATAACAGATGCCTTCTCAACTGTACTGATAGCGTTAGCCGATGTATCTGCTGCCATTTCAACACCACTCATAGCAGTCAATGCAAAGGTCCCTATTTCACCAATCAATGAGATAATTTCACCAGCCGGTCCACCGATTGATTTTCCAACATCAGTTAATGCGTCTGATAATTCATCTAACTGTGCTTTTACATCTTTCTCTGCTTTCTTTACCTTAGCATCCTTCTGTACCACCTTATCTTTCGCCTCATTGTATCTCGAAGTCTTTTCTTTTACTTTATCCAAAGCCTGTGCCTCGGTCAGATAAGCTTTTGTGGAATCAATTTTACCAGTCTTTTCGTTGAATTTAGAGGACTTGACACCATTTTCAATCTTAGCACCACCTTTTACAGCTTCTTGAGTCTGTTTAGCATTTTCTAATTCAATTTGCGCATTAGCTAACTCTTCCTCTGCTTCTGCTAGTTCTTTCTTCTTGTCAGATAATGATTGAAACGGGTTACGTGAATCCAATTCATCCATAATTGATTGAATAGTACTAGTATATTCGCGAAGCTGGTCCGGAGAAAGAACTTTGGCAGCCGTACTCTTTGCATTCTCTAATTGAGTCAGCAGAGAATTAAGAGTTTCAGAAGACGTTTCTTTCAGATTTTCAAATGCACGAACATACTCCGGAGACTCTTTCAACTTATCGTAATCCAGGCCCATCAATTCCATTCCCTTGTTTTTTGTCGCCTGGGCTATGGAACGATCAATCTGTTCTACTTGATCTGTATCTCCATTCTTTACTGCTTGTTTTCGTTGTTCCTGCAGGGTAGCAATATCTTCATTGAACTTTCTCTCAATTGCAAGACGTTGATCTGTATAATCCTGATACTGATTCAACAGTTCGGATAAATCATCTCCACGATTATATTTAGTATTTGTAACTTCCTTTGCTTTTTGAGTATCATTATCAATTTCGGCAAATCTTTTAATTATCGGCTCTGACTTGACATATTTTTCTGCATTGAAGATTTTATCTTTATTTTCAGGATTAGCATCAAAGGCGGAACGAGCATCTTCAATCACTTTTAACTTTTTGTTTTCAGCTTCGCGATCGATAGCCTGTAATTCTAGTTTATGATTGAGCTCCCTTTGTTTTAGAACCTTTTCACTGCTCTCTTTAAGCTTATTTATTTCAAGCTGCTCTAGTTGGTTTGCAGAGTCTTCTTTCATACGCTGTTGCTCTCTATTCTGCTTATCTAGCAGGAGTTTATATTTCTCCTGTTCTTCACGCAGCTTTTTCGCTTGGTCATCCTTCTTGGAAGATGAATCATAGACTTTCAATTCTTTTTCGGCTTCTTTCAACTTCTTGGCGTTTTCTTTATAGGATTTCACCACAGCAGAATCTATTCCTTTGAAGTTCCCTGCGTCCATCAACTTCCTTTGAGACGAAGCGATTGAATCTAGTGCTTTCGTCGCATCTTCTTTTTGCTTTGTCCAAAAGGCTTTATCTGTTTTAGTCTCTACCTTTCTGCTAATCCCACTGCCTTGTAAAGACTTTATTTCCTTTTCTTTGGTGGAAAGCTGACCTTTTTTTGCTTTAAGTAACCATGCGTTTGGAGACCAGCCGTTATTTTCTTCTTGTTCCTTATCTACGAGTGATTGAAGCTCCGAAATTTCAGCTTTTAATGTATCGATATTACTTTGAAGGGAGATTATTTTTAACTCTTTAGGCTTTGATTTCTCTTCTGCTTCTTTTTGAATACTAAGAATTTCATCAACACGTTTTTGGGCAATTTTTAGTTCTTCTTCTGCTATTCTCTTTTCCTCTTGAATTTTTTGAATAACGGCGGCCTTTTGTCCACTAGGAGATTCAGCCTGTTCTTTGCTTGTTTTGTCAAGACGTGAATTTATGGAATTAAGTTTATTTTGGGCTAATACAAGATTGGTCTTTGCCCCAATTCTTTCTCTTCTATTTATTTCATTATTAATTTGTTTATTCAAAGAGAGATGATCCATAAGTTTCAATGTCTCAATATCCATATTGGAGAAGACGGTTGGCATTAGAGCTTGAAGTTGCTTATATGCTTTAACTTTGTCATATTGTGTTGAATTTTCATCCTGAACAATAGAAACTAGGCTATTTGTTTTATTTTTCAACTCGTCCAATTGTTGAGTTTGTTCCTCTACAACTTTATTATATCTCTTTTGTACCCTTTCTGCTTCAGTTTCAGCGGTAGCACACTTATAAACGGCATATCCAAGTCCAGCAAAAGCAGCTGCAGCTAATACATAAGGATTAGTTAACATTGCAGCAGCATTTTTTAGTTGTGCAATAGTTTGAGCTTTGAGAGCTTTTGTCAATAAGATTCGAGAAGATGTATTCTTTGCAATCATTGTTGCCTCAATAGCGTACAAGCCTTTCTTTAGGACTAAATCTGCGGCTTCAATAGCACGCTGTTTATTAACAAGCGCTGTCACTGTTACATAAGTTTGTTTAGCAGTACTTACAGCCAGAATACTTCCTTTATATCCAGCAAGAGCCGTCGTAACGACAACGATCAAAGCTCCTATATTTTTTAATGCTTCTTGAGCGCTTCCATCGGCAAAGGCTTCATTCATTGATTGTGCCGCACTGGATATCTCTTTCAAAATTTCCTGTCCTAACGGGCGAAGGGCTGCTGTTATATTATTACTAAGAAGCTTCATTTGATTCTCGGTTGATGAAGACATTTCTTTGAAAGCAGCTTCTGCTGCACCTGTTGCATTTTTCATTTGATCCAGATCGGACGCAGCACCTACTGCATTCTGTCCGGTTATCATTAGGGCGGCTTGTAAAGCTTCGTCAGTACCTAATAACTCTTTCATTTTTGTGGTACTTCCATTTGCTTCGTTATAGATGAGCTGTAATGCTTCTTGGAAAGAACGTCCGGAAAAGGCTGCATCACCTAAATGGTTAGCCGTTCCCATAATTGCCGCACGTATTTTAGTCATAGCTTCGGCTGTCGGAACTCCTTGTTTAGTTATTGATACGACAGCTGCTAGCACGTCTTCGATATCAATGCCAAAGGACGAGGCAATAGGAGCAGCTTGAGCAATACTCTTTCCAAGTTCTCCCATTGTAGTCTTACCAAGCTTGGCTGTGGTAAATAACATATCAGAAACAGATTCTGCTTCGGAAGCTCCTTTTTTATACGCATTAAGAATTGTAGTGATAGCATCTGCCGAAGTAGCCGTTTCTGTAACGCCACCGATAGCAGCCTTAGCAGATACTTTTAGAATATTCATAGCATCCGCTCCATCATGTCCTGCAGATACAATCTGATATAGTGCTTTAGCTGATTCTACGGCTCCAACTGGAACCTCTCTAGTCATATCGATAACACTATTCATGAAATCGGTAAGACTGCCTTTTATTCCGCTTGAAAGTGTTGCAACTTCTTTCATGCTTTGCTGGAACTGCTTTTCGAAGTTATATGCTTCTTTGGCTGCTTGAGTAAAAGCGATCCCCGCACTAATGCCAATCCCTCCGAATACATCAAAAGCGGTAATTTCACCGGCCATTGCCTTTATGATTCCCATCGCTTCTTGACGCCCGGAATATAGCCCTGAATTATCTATACCTGTAGCGAAATATAACGCACCATCTTTATTCTGAATACCCATATAGCATTTATTCTTAAAATATAAAGAGGAGGTAAAATTTGGCTATTTCGAGAAGAATAAGCATCTTTGCAGTGTTCTAAGACCAAGGAACGATTTTTATTTCAACGTATTAGGGAGTTGATTCGCCTACTATATCACAATATAGGCTATCAATTCCCTTTGCTACATAATCCTAATGCGTTGCAATAGATTATGTTCCTTGGTCGGAAAGAATAGGGGAGAGATAGCCTTTTTCTATAATATATAAATTACTATTCATTAGCGCCATGACCAAGGAAAATGAGAACGTATCTGTAGCGAATAAAAGGAACTACACAGAAGAAGAAATCAATGCTGCTTACAAGAAGGGCAAGGATGAAGGAAGAATTGAAGGGATGCTCGCTTATCAGAAAAGATTGATTGAGAATCTACAGCGGGATAATTCATCTCTCAATCAGAAGCTTCAGGAGATTAAAAAATAATCCCCCATATCTTCACAGATACAAGGGACTAGAAAACATACTCTAAACCAATTTAATAAAAAAACAGTTAACCTAATATATAAACACAATGGCAAATTACCTTATCGTTTGACCTTTCCAGCAATATCGTTATATTTCTTTATCCTGACTGTCTTACTAGGGTCATCAAAAGACGGAAGTTCTACCCACTCATAATCTCGTCCTTCAACATTTCCGTCTTCGTCAGTCATCTTATTACGCTGTCTCATCACAAATGAGTACTCCTGAAGTAATATCTCTATTAATCCATAGCTACTATCCAACGTTTGATTAAACGTTAATCCTAGAGCTTCCTTTGCAATAACTAAGAATCTGCTTTGGTTATATCCTTCCAGCTTTGCAGATTCTTCCGAGCGGCTATTATCTCCGTCTCTCGTAGCGGGCTCACGTTCCGAAGCATCGTGATAGAGGTACAAAAAGGGTGGTACCCTATGCGATATATGATTGCATTGAATAATATGCGTATATCCTCCCATGTCGTATTGTCAATGAGGGCGTTTTTAAACCATGCCGGCGGATCACTTGGCTTGTTATGAATGCCCAGGCAAACGACATCGAGAAGTAGTCCTCCATATTTATTCATCAATTCTGGAAAATCAGCATTCAGCTCACCATCTTTAACAATCATTTTATCAATATCTTCTTTTTCAATTTCAAGGAGAAGTGGACGAATTCTAAACCATGTCCGGACAGTGATAGGCTTTATTACAATACAATCACCGGGATCCTTTCCTTTCGGAATAGAATCTCGGTTAGTAAAATCAAATGGAATCTTGACAGGCTGCTCCGTTACGGATTCCGATTCTTGCTGAAATAAGTTCTTTATACTCATAATTTCCTCAAGGAGCCTAGCCCGTTGTACTTCCAGGCAATACATTCAGTTATTCGCGACTAACTTTCAATACTTTCGGCTCCATTCTTCAAAAGTTTGCTCCTGCAGGCGGATTCGAACCGCCGGTATCTACATAACCAATGTAGCGCTTTTACCAACTAAGCTATACAGGAATCCAATTAGTTATTTCTTAGCTGCACTTGGAGCAGCTTCTCCGCCTTCGACATTCGCAGCATTCGCTGGGGCTTCTCCGCCTCCGGCAATAGTAACTACTTCGCGCATGAAAGCGGTCTGTCTCTTACCGTCTGCAGTAACAGCAGCTTGCATATATACACGAACAAGCAACAACTCTGCTTGCTCTGATCCGGGAGCCTGTGAAATCTTTGAGGCGATCTTGCCATTTACGATGGTATAAACGACCTTCTTACCGTCTTTAGGTAATGTTTCACACTGGAACGTTTTAGAGATAGAAGGAGTACTAAGAGGCTTTTTCCAGATATTTTTTCCTCCTGTTGTATCTACTTCACCGCCTGCCAGTTCTTTAAGGACTTCATTGGATGGAGTAGGGATGGAGAACTCAACATAATCTGTCGTATCTTTCACCAGCTCAACATAAAGGGGTTCTTCACTACCTTCTACTTCAATCTTCACTTCCTTGGGATCTGCAAAGTTAAATGCAACACTTCCTTTTGTCGGAAGAGGAAAATCTTTGAGGTCCGCTCCTGGAACACCGTCACCGACTGTTCCGAATTTAATTTTACCTACGCCCATAGCGATAGGTCTTACTTCTCCTGTCATAATTATTGATCTATTAAAATTTCTAATCTAATATTTGTACAAGCAAAGCCCTCTTTCAAGTCCGGCATTGGAACACTCCAGAGAACTGTCACTTCTTTACATGTACCGTCATTGCTATTGATTGAATCAAGCGATTTCCTAACCTTACGCCTAAGTTCCTTCATGCGCTGACGTCGTGGCATGCCGTTTTCATTCAAAGGGACAAAGATATTGACGTTAACAGGCACTTTATTAATGAAGTCGAGCTCATTCAATTGCAGGTGATTGATAACGATATGTTCATTAGTAACACCCGATTCCGATGCATCCTTGTAAATCATAACATTAGTTTTTGCAGTAATCACAGCATCGTAGACTATATCTACAGCGTCGAATTCATCCATAATCAAATCTTTCTAAAAACAGATTTCAATGTATCTCTTAGATATTTCTCACATTGCGTATTAGCCCCTGAAACGACTTCATATCCTTTAGCTTCCACGGCAGCCGCATATTCCATTCCTGCAACACCTACCAATACATAACCACCAGTATACGACAGTGAGACTTCTTCTGCAAGCCTCCGACCTTTATACTTACCGGTTGTCTTATCAGTTCCTTTGTCGCCCTCCTTAAAGTTTTCTGTAACCACTTCGCCATCTTTGGCTATTATATATCCAATAGAGCTTCGAAGGTTACCTGTCTGGTCTTTATATGAACCACTCCGACGAGCCACTTCGATAAACTTTTCACCTCCAGCTTGCAGGAAAACAAGCATCTTATCTTCTGCCTTACTTTGAAAATGGTCGAACCAGCGTTCCATTTCATCAAAGGTGAATAGGGGAGTCATGCCGTTTTTCATACGTTGATAATTGAATGTGATTGATAAGGTTCCCAACAGATAATCGGTACGTCAATACCTTTGGAAGCGACTTTCAAACGCAAAAACTTACTACCTGATTGAGGCTGAATTTTGGTATAGAAATAACCATGCACTTGCGCTTCATCACCAGTCGAATTACGTTTATAGACAACAGTACCATCACTTACAGGATCATAACGTCCAGGAACGGATATTTCAATCGGTTTCCCCGGAACCCATTCACCGTTTACTGTCTTTCCGTTAACGTCGATAGTGACTATCGCTGTATGTGGATATCGTTTTACCATCTGTTACCAGCCCTTCCTTTGATAATGATTCGCTTGCCAAGTTTAGCCGCCTTCTCCGGTTCCCCGTTCTCTATATACAGTTGCTTTGCAGTCTGAATATAAAAAGAACGAGGATGAGTGATAGAAAGCTTGTTTTCACTGAAATCCGGTGAGTTTACCATCATGGCATAAGTATCAGCGACACAAAGACCGACTTGCTTCATGCTTTCAGCAGTACATTCTGCTTCGGAGTTGATGCCCCGCTTAACGAAGACTACTTTATCCAAGAAGCCTTCCATATCCTCAATGGAGGGATATTCCAGTATTGTTTCTCTGATTGTTGCCATAATAGATGATTAATAACCCTCTTCGTCTGTTTTTTCAGTATCTTCACCTTCCGTCCATGCCTGGCCATCAGTTTTCATGATGTACATTGCATCAGGATCATTAATTACAGGAATTGCGTTGGCTTCCGCTTTAGTCCACTCCTTGAACGGTTCCAGTTCAGACCACTTGCTGATGAAAACAAAGTCTTTTTTCAGCGTGGAAGCTTTCTTCTTGTACTCGACAGAGTGTTCTGCTGCAATAGGTCCATGCTGAACGTCGCCACACTGCAAATCTTCCAAGAAACAAATATTGGCAGCTTCCCATGGATTTACTGTAGTACGTTGATGAGCGGCATTCTCAATACGAACGGATGGACTTACAAGAACGATCTGAACACCTTCCGTATTCTCTTGGGCAGCAAGATACTCATTGATAACTTTCTTGGAGATAGTCAGCTTTTCTTTCTGATTAATCCAGCCCCTAACCTTTTCGATAACAGCCTTCTGTTTCTTCAATAGAGCAAATCTATCTTTGCGCATCACTACATATTTGATAGTAACACCTTCGGCAGAAGCGGCAACTACGGTATCTTCAATATCCTGCAAGCCGTCGGCCGTTGTAGACTTAGACCAATCCACAGCAGCAACTTTCTTGTTTTCATTAGGCATACCACAGCCTACAAATTCTTCGGTAACAATACCATTGTTATTGCTTGAATTGAGAATGAATCCACCTTTGGACATCAACTGCATACACCACCATTCAAAACGACCGCGAACAGCATTATATACAAAATCCTGATCTTTGAACGCAAGGTCAAGAATAGATTTCAAATCCGAATCACCTTCACAATCCCTGCTAAGTTGCTGGTATTCATTCCAATCACTTTCGTTCATACCGCGTTTTACAGCAGTCTTAGGAATATCACCTGACATCTTACCGATAACTTCACGTTTCTTTTGAGGTGCGGAAGAATCGAATGAAATAACGTCAGCGATAACCGGTGCACCTTTCTCACCTGTAAGAGTCTCCCATTTCAGAGAGTTCTTCTGCTTTACACCGAAGAAATTAGGGAAAAACACCGGCTTAACCTTACGCGAGTTAAGGCGGGCACCCATATTCTTACGGTTCACTTGTTTAATTAAACTTCTTTCCATATATAGTTATGAATTAATGGATTACACAAAACGGATAAAATGAAGCAACGCTTTAATAGCATCATCAACAGGGTAGGGCATTACTGCTTCATTAACAGTACCACGCACCAAGAGACCTGACTGCTGGTTAGCTACGGTCACATCAACCTTGTTCATGGTGATAACCTCCGGGGTATACTTGAACTTTGCAGCTTTGGCAGCAGCTTTAGCAGTTACAAGTACTAACACATCATCTACTTTCACAGCCCCAATCGGACCAGCAAGAGTTATTGTGTCATAGGCCGGGGCGGTCTTGTCGATTGCGGAGATTACATCGGAAGCTCCAGTTAAAGCACCGCCGATTGTAACCGCTTCCCCAACTTTAAACACATGATTCTTTGCTACCTGAATAGCCACCGCATCGGCAGCAGCTACAGCCGTAACTCTTCCAGTCTTAACAATATGATAAAGACCGTTAGCGTCCTTACCCACCATAACAAGCGGAGGAAGTTCATCAATGATTCCCTTCAGCTCCGCACGGGCAATAGTTCCACCGCCCTGAAGGTCCTCGATAATCTTTTCGATTCCGGGGGCATACTGAAATTCACTTTGCTTTTTTCTGAACATAGCTTTTAATTATTAATTATTATTCTTCAAGTCCAAGGCTGGCAGTCCCGTTATTAGCACCTTCCTCGTCCTCCATTAGTTCCAGCCATTCTTTCTCTGAACGTTCTTTGGGCTTGTAGGAATTAGGCTTGTAATCACCACCGGCAACCTCATCATCAATAACAGATTGTTTGATTTCGGCATATTCTTCCTGTAGCTCTTTTATCTGTTCTTCAACAGACGTTTCAGAGTTGACGTCAATACGATTGAACCATTTTGCAGGGAGTTTAGAATCTGCAAACAATGCTTTTGCAGATGCCTGCTTCGTAGAAGTAGTGACTGTTGTAGCGACAGTAGAGACAGATGCAGCCAACTCGGAAATCTGTTTCTGCTGGGCTTTCAACAACTTAACAACAGAAGCAGGTAAGCCTTCTAAATCTTCGTCCTCGTCTTCATCTTCTTCGTCATCTTTTGGCTTCTTTGTTTTCTTTGTCTTTGTTGATTCAACAGGTTTACCGTCTTTCAAACCATATTTTTTCTCATAGGCAGCAATAGCAGCATCAATACTAGCTTGATTGCCTTGTTCGTTTGATACAAGATCCGGAAGAATATTATCCTTGAATAACCCAATGTAGTTATCCAGATTCTCTTCACTTTCGATGTCAAAAAGAGCTTGCACCTTGGCCGCATACTTTTCAGGAATTCCAGCTTTTTTCAAAGCTGCTTTGATGGTTGCTAAAATCTTCATACTTTTTTCCTTAAAATATATTGGGAGTAAATTTTTCCTGCTTATATATTTTATTTCAGAATCAAATGCATACATTTGCAATATGGATAAGAAGAAAGAATATAAAGTCAAAGCTAAAGCACTCGCTCTTCAAAGTGGATTCGACCAAGTTTCCTACTATGGAGAATGGAATGGCTATTTGGCATATACAGCATCCCGGAAAGAAGATGAAGGGCGTTGTATTGGTTATCCTCGGTTTATCCTTGTGAAAGATGGCGTTGCTACACTGGCTCCTTATACACAATCGACAGATATCATGGGAATGACTTCTATGCCAAAAGGATATTCAGAGACACTGCTATAATTTCTTCACTATTCCGTTAATAATATCAGTATTTACTAGAAGATTATCCACACGTAGTACATTGACTCCATATTTCAGGCTTATTTCCTTTGATAGTTCTCCCCAATTTTTTATTTTTCCAGTTTGTGGATCATATATGACTATTTTTCCATCAAGTGATTTTTCCAAAGTAATAATATGCCCCGAATTTCGACCTTTCCAAGAGAAATCAATATGGTATCTTCCTGGCTCTTTTACTAGTTCAACTAGTTCCTTGGTTAACTCTTTTATACTTTTGCTTTTTAAAGCCCCTGTTCTGGTTACATCATATATGCCACCTGCTGTTTTTTTGACAGGCATAACCATCGTTTTCGGATCAATCCATGCCCAGTTAGTTCTGTATGAGAGCTCGTGGGGAATATTCCCTTTTTTCTCAAGATTAGGCAGTGCTGTTACATCATATCCACGTCGTCTCAACTCGTTGGCAACAACACAAGATTGACAGTTTACACCATATTCATTCCCTTTACTGAAGTTTATATTTCCCCGTAGTTCATTAGCTTCTTCGAAAGTCATTTCCTCACCTCTCTTAATACCAATTTTTTGCTCAATCTTGGTTTGATTGAAGTTTCTCGCAAATCGTTCTTCCCATCTTTTTTGAATATCATTTTTCTCTGCATCAGTCTTGATGCGTTTAGGTCTAGAAACCTTTATAACTTCATTCGTAATAGGTTGGGAAACTATTTTTCTTTGTAGTCCTCCATCATTGGTAAAGTTATCCTTATACCAGAAAGCCGATTGCAATCCGTCTTTATTCTCGCTGACGAAATCCTTTGCTCCCTGGGGAATGTCTGTAATAACCTGCTCTTTCGGAACTGTGTCATTCAGCAGAAAATCCGCAAAATTTTCTGGTTCCATCGTAATGGGAGTAGCGAAGCAGATACAGAAAGGATGGAAGCCTGTAAACTTGAATGTTTTAGGATATTTTCCAACCATCGCATCACAGATCTTACACGGTCCGCGATTATTGGCCGAACGCTGTATCTCAATTCCTAGTATAAAATCCTGTTTACTCCAACGTTCATAGTCTGCGCTACGATAAGCTGTGTTCGTTGTTGTAGCAGATGTTCGGAGAGCGTTCTTGTATGCAGAGCGGTATACACCTTGCCCTGGATGATAATCTTTCATCGGTTGTGATAGAACCAATTCACCTTTCTCATTTCGGATCCGGCGAAAACGTTTTTGAGGATTGTGAAGAATTTGCCGTATATCACTACTGATTCCGTTTGAATTACGTCCGGCAACTACGCCGCTATCAAGATAGAATTCGAGTTGCGATTTCGTTTGCTGTGTAATATTCCAAACTCTATCAGACAATTTTAGACCGTTGGAATCTATATCATTCTTTAGAGCCTCAAATGCAGATAGGCTATGAGTAAACATTCCATCCTTAGTTGCGCTAGAAATAGACATTCCCTTGATGAACAGGGAAATAAAATCATCATTCTTCCTCTCTGCTCGTTCCCAGCCATCCTTTTGGAATGCGGAAATATTAGCATATAACATTGATTCAAGGTTTAGTAGTTCCCGGTCAACCGCACTCTCTATTCCCTGATTGCTTATCCATACATTGTTTTTCCCCGCATCTGACCATTTACGGAGATACGGGGAAACAGAAAGTATAAACTGATTAAAGATATTGGCTATTACGGCCTGCTGTGCAGCAACTTTCTGTATATGCTGTTTATCGTAGAAAGAAAGTCCAGGCATAGTTAAAGTGTAGCTCCTAGGAATGAGTTGTTTTGAGCTGTATCTTTATCATCCTGCTTCTTGCGGGCCAACTCTTCTTCAACATTATCCGTATATGGCGAATTTTTAATGATTGTCTCTTTGCTATTAAATTGGGATGCTGTTTCAAGATTTTTAAGTTCTTCTGCCAGGTCTTGTGGGAGAATACTGCCAAACTCCACCTCAATAAAATTATCATTTAGCTGTGATGCATACTTAGTATGTGTTATATTAGCCATACCTGCCTGAACGATAGCAACAGTACGTTGAACTGCAGGACCGAATATTTCCATCTGTTCGCTGGCTTTAATTTCTGCATCAATCATCATAAAACGGCGGGAAGTACCACTAAGGTTGCCAAGTCCCATTAACTTACTCATAGATAGGTCAGGGCTGGAAGCTCCGGAATGTATTGAATCGTCGAGTTGGTTAAGTTCAAGTGTAACGGATTCACAAGACTGTTGCCACGCCAAGTAATCAGCATCACCATGATACGAAGTACCGGTATCCGCATCTACTTCCATAGTAAAGTTTAGTTCTTTACCAACAGTTTCTTTGCTTGGGAGGTTGGCGAGTCCGTAAGTCTTCAGTATAGGTTCAGAGAAATAATCATTGGTGTCCGATAGGCGGGAAAGCCTCATTTCCTTTTTATCAATCAAGTTGGCAACATCTTCCCAATCAGGGCAATCTACTTCGGCATATACTACAGGAATCTTTCCAAAGAGGTTTTTTGTCTTTTTCACTAGCCAAATGCCGTCCATTACTCCGGAATAGATAACATCTTTCGTGTATATCTTCACGCATTCACAAGTACGGCCATTGACTTCTGCATTGTATTTATAGATAAAGCCGTCCATATCGTCGTCCTCGTCGAAATGTGGATAGAATTCACATTCGATATTGTTATCTTTAGGAGTAGAAAGAATCTTAACCTTTAATTGGCTTTTTCCATCATCCCGGGTAACTGGATAGAAAACAATAGCTGCTTTGGTTTCTGAAAGAACTTTTCTAGCAAACTCTTTCAAAACTGATTGCATTTTGAGTTTACGCTTATAGATATTCTTAAACTCGGTAAAACCGTTATTGGGGTCTTCAGCTGTGATAGTCATTTCACCACCAAACAAAAAGGCAACAGAGGTACGAACTATCTTCTTTGGTAGATTAGTCACAATTTGAGCGACTTCTACAGTTTTATCCTCTAGTCTCTTTGGCTTTTCGGCTCCTGTTTCGGGGTCAACTTCTACTTCTGTATCTGAATATACAGCAATCTTTTTAGGCTCCCGATACCCAACAGATTCTTTACGACGGGTTCTGTCTCCATTGTATTCCTCCATATACTCACGAGGATTACGATTTTCACGGGTATCAACGCATAAATCACCTACTATGCTACCGAAATCTTCATTTCTTAGAATATCCTTAATGTCTGGCATATACTTTTCTCTTAAAATATAAGATCCGCTCTCTCTTTTTTATAAAGTTATTATATATTTGCACAATAGAATAAATTGTAATATGGAAATACGAGCATTTATTGATAAATATTTAAATATAATCAATGATAAGTTTAACTTGATTTTATGTGTCATTCTTTTTATAGGGGTAACAGCAATTTTTCTTTTATTGTCTCAAGTAGATGAAAGAATGACGCAAAATATTATTCAAATTAGAGGTTATATAATTACAGTATATGGGGTTTTGGTTGGTCTTCTAATTACTTACATTATTTCAAAAACTATCCAAACACGAGAAGAACGAATTCGTGTTTTTAATGATTATGTGAAGTACACTCAAAAGCTACATAAATTTAGAGCTATAATTAATAAATTATTAAATTCAGGTTTTTTCTCTAATAAAGATGTAAATGACTTTGTAGCCAAACATCCAAAAGTGACTTTCTTTGATATACAGGAAGTCTTAAATGTAGATCATACTCAAAATGCAGAAGCTGATAAATATTATGCCGACAAAAATAGAAGAGGATTTGAGCCTTTTTATTTAGAATTGAAATCATTTATTAGTGCCAAAAGTTTTGATCCTACAATATATACCGAGTTTGATAAAAATTATTATTATTCTCCAGAAATCTTAAAAAAATGGATAGAGAATAATTGTGGAAATGGTTTTTGGTATTATCTAGAAAATAAAAAAAACGAATATTCGGAATTTATACATTTGGATAAAATCAATTCAACTATCAAAGAAGAAATATTAAAACTCAGTTTGCTAATAGATAAAGAGAGATATTTCGATATGTCCTTTAATGATAAATTTCTTATAAAATTAGGCTACCAAGCAATGGAAGAGATAATACCTAATGTATATAAGCTCCAATTAACCTTAAATCAAGGACTTCCACGCATACTCAAAAGGTTAATTCATATAGTATTAATTTTGCTTATATTTGGAATTACACTACCTATATTCTGTTCTTTATTTGAATTTATACTAGGTGACATAATATCTATATCTATGTTTTTCTCCATTTGCTTATGGACAGTATTCTCTTTGAAAGAAATGCTTACAGAAGAATTACATACATTAGAATCTTAATCAAGCTATCCGCGCCCCACCTTACGAGTAGACACTTTAAATTTCAAGCCAAGTGATTCTGCAAACTCTGCAAGGATTGTCATTCCGTCTGATGCATCATCATGTGAGTTATCACCTTCACGTTTATAACTAGTAAGCGCTTTCATGAAACGACCGTAGTCTGATCCTTTAGAGTATTCTGATTCATCAAGAAAAGCGCAATGTTTCTTTATCCAGCCAGCCTTCATAATGATACGTGTTTCCTTGTGCTGGGTTGTTGGCCGGGCTTGTATAACACACGATTTCTTTTTCGATGTAACAAGCTTACGCACATTGATAGCAAAGATACGACCACCATTATTTGACTCAATGCGTAGCTGGTCGCATTCGGTATCTATTACCATTTGTGCCAGGCGCGGTTCTGTAACTTCAACAGGATCCTTTGTGAAAAGAATATCGGTAATGAAATATTTTGGTCCGAACACCTTTGCGAATGGTGCGCAGAAATCATCATCTCCTTTATCGGCTGTATCACAAGCTCCGAGTGTCCCATCAGGTTTCTTTCCTGCAATATCAACACTCTTAAATCGCATGAGAGCGGATTTTGGGAATAGCAAACCTTTGGCTTCGAACGGCTCCTGCATATACTCGGCCATCCAGATACTTTCATCCGTTTCAGAACGTAGTTCCCGATAATACTCTGTTGTATGTACGTCAGCGCAGAACGTTTCATCGTTTTCATCTAGTGCAGCGATACGGATGATTTCATTATACTTGCCGGCTTCTTCTAAACGTCCAAGGACATCACTAGAGGACGAGCGAGTACCAATATCAATCATGCAGCAGCTTCCTTCAATACGGGAGTCGTGTGTACCTTGCTTCCAAGACCAAACCTTTTCATTGTTATTATCAGATAGAGCATCTTCCAAGCTCTTGTATAAGTCGTCCGTCATGGCGAGCATAGATGCACCGAAACCAATGACAGTACCACCAACACCACCACCGAAATAAGACACCTGTCGAGCGCCTTCTACATTCCAGCCTTTGACATTCTGTTTATCTCCTTTTAGGTGAATCTCAGTAAATATCTCACGATAACGTTTTGATTTGACAATATCGCGGGTATCATAAGAGAGCTTGTTGTATAACGTGTCAGAACAACAGTTACGCATTACAGATTCTTCGGGAAAGTGTCCATACATCCAAGCGATGAAAAGAGAAGATATATATGACTTTCCGGCACGTGGTGGCATGCTGACAGCAAGACGGTAGATTATACCCGCAGAATACGAGCTGTACACACGCATGAACGCTTCAGCGACCTTTTTTAGGAACAGACGTTTAGAGAAAAACTTCGGATCATAGTACAAACAGAATGCCCAAAAGTCTTTCTTTGCTATTCGTTTGCGGAGTATGGTAGCAGCTTTCGCCTTACGAATCAATATTTCTCTTTTACTTTTCTTCTTTACCATCAATAATAGCCTGTAACTGTTCGTCACTCAATCCTTCTAGTTCATCACCAAGATTCACATTTGCATCAACTTCTTTCTTGTCACGCCATTTCTCCGGCTGCCGGTTCTTCAACCAAAAGATTGCCGCTGTTGTATCAGGAGGATAATGTTCTATGTATTCTTTCGAATCGGTAATCTTTCCCTCTGATGTTGCGAATTTGGTGGCTTTGCAGTCATAGCCAATCGCACGGTTATAAAGACGGGATGCCACATTGGCATCCGCAATATTCTTTCCTTTTTTTAGGGACTGAAGAAATTCCGGATAATCTTTCTTCCATTGATTAAGTGTGCGCTCGGTAACACTAAATAAATCAGCCATTTCCTTGTCTGTTGCCCCTAATAAGGCATAATTCTCGGCTAACTGATTATATTCTTCTTTATATGCGCTTTTGCGTCCCATATGATACTTTTTGCTTAAAATATAATGCCGAATACTCATTTCTATGAAAAAAAGAAAAGTGAGACTATGATTTAGTCCCACCTCGCTCTATAATATTATCACAATAATCTAACGTCTTTTGGCGTTATACAGATTACTTCTGAGTTTGCAAGTGAAAGTAATAAGAAACTACCCCTTACCGTTATATAATAGCATTTTTTAATAGATAATTTGTGACGGAGCCTATTGTGTCATATACTTTTATACCTATTTGATGATAATCATTGAAACGTATTTGTATATCTTTAATAATTTTATTTTCTAACGTATATTCGAAAGCCGTACTTACATCTTCACTATGATAACCATTTCTAAAAGTATGAACACAAATGATATTATCTTTACTCAAATTGAAAGACAAATTTTTATTTGTTTCTTCAGCCAAAGCCCAAAATGGTCCAACAAGACATGCCATACACTCTCTAAACTCTTCATCATTAGTCACAATGAACTTTGAAAAATCAATTTTGAAAGCTTTAAGTAAAGCTAAAAAATAAGTATAATCTGATTTTGAGTATAAACTTAATCCATTTAAGCCTTTTGTTAATGGAATTTTGTAATTCCTGATCTGAGATTCTGCGCTTTTTATACGTTCTTTTATCAATCGTAAGTTGTATTTTGGTCTGGATAGGTCGTCTGCATGCATAATAATTAGAGCGGCTAATCTATCACATAATACTGAATGTTTTTGTATTCTTTTATCAAATAAATTATTAATGATATAATCTTTTATATTTTCTCGCAAAGAATAGTCGAAGTGTTGGTTATTTGAGAATTTACTTATGTATCCAATGAAATCAGTCTTATCTCCATAAACATGCGAATATATATTTCTAATATTATCAATATCACAAACGGTGATTATTTTGTCTAAGCAAAACTTGTTATCTCCACATGTTTTTTCAAATTCCATTAATCCAGTAGTATATCTGTCAAAATGAGCAGAGAAGATATTTAAGATTCTAAAAGTATGTCCTGGGTCTATTCTATCAAGATCTTCTATGATTAATACAACTTGCTTACTTGGGTACTGCTCTTTATATTCACGGATTATATCACAAATCAATTGCGAAATAGTATCAAATTCATATATTGAGCCTTTTAATGAATCAAATTTAGTGATATATTCCTCGGATGTTTTATCAACTGAAGCGAATTCTTGTTTATATTTATCAAACTTGTCTTTTATGTTTTTTATTTTTTTGATAACACTACTTATACTTATATCCACTCCGTAAACGTTGATTTTGGGTATCAAGTCTATAACATCTAAAATTGCGTCTTCTGATTTATTCATAAAATAAGAATAAATTAACGATGCATTACTTAACTCTATTTCATTAATGTTGATATCTTTATTCGATAGTAGCCTAATCAATATATCTCTTTTTATTAGTTCAAAGATATCTTTATTGTCCATTACCTGATAATTTACAGGATATATTGGAATGAACAGATATTCATCTGAATATTCTTTTATAAAGCTACTAATGAAGTAGCTTTTCCCATCGCCGAATTTTGCTGATAATATACATCTTGAATTAGCATCAAGATATTGTTTAAAGTCCTTAAGATAAGGTTCTATTGGAATCATATTTTCTTCTGTAGCCATGTCTTTGTTATTTTTTTACCAAAAGTAATAATATTGCAAATTAGAACAATGAACTTCCATTAATTTTCTTTCTAATAAGTTCCTGCACTCCGTTATAAATTTCATATAGTTGTTTCAATGTCTCCGGACCTTCCCAGTCGGAAAAATTACCGTCTTGGAAGAAATGAAACTCAAAAACACGAGCTGCTACTGGACCTAAATCAAGGCTTTCAAATGTATCTCTTACTAAATGCAGTTTATTTAGTATTTCAGTATTTCTATCTTCTGATTCATCCGGGATATCTTCAATATCCAGTCTCGTGTAATCTACGTTATCATCCGCAGGCAGGGGCTTGTATCTACTCCTATACTGTGAAGTAGGAGAGGATGCATTCAGCTTTATCATCTTCAAAACAAAGAAATCAAGCTCTGTATAGCCATTTTTTCTTGTTTCAAGTAGTTTGTCCAGTAACCTGTTTTTCTTTTGAAGGAGCGAACAAATGACCTCATTCAAGACATCTGTTGCTTCATCAGGAATACCGGCAAGCCCACAATGATACAAGGAGTAATCAAGCCAGCGCTCGTAGCGCTTAGTTATGTAATTATTTACTGCTTCACTTGCCATAAATTTAATTTTTAAAATTAAGTATGACATAGCAAAGAGAATTCTTTAGTGTTTCAGTAACTTACAAATAACAAATGCCGGATTTTTCTTCAAAATCCGGCTCAACACCATTCTATTGCAAAGATAGAAAAAATCTTGAAAAGAAAATTAATTCAGCGATTATTTTAAAAAGGCAATGGACCTTCATCTTTAATTTGATTTTCTTTAGAGGATGGCGCTTTGGTTTTAGAAATTGAAGAAGAACCAAACATCGTGCCGATTGGTTCACCAGGCATGGGAATGCACATGTCTTCCTCTAGATTTGAAAAGCGGCAGAATTCGCCTTTGAATCGCAATAATATTTCACCTACTGCACCGTTACGATGCTTAGCAATGATTATTTCTGCCATACCTCGCATATCGTTTCCTCGATCATCTTGAAAATTTTTATAATATTCTGGTCGATGTAGAAAAAGAATCAAGTCAGAATCATCGCATAATGTACCACTATCACGTAAATCTATTAACTGTGGACGTTTAGCATCAATTCCCTCACGAGATTCAATTGCCCGATTTAATTGCGATGTAATAATAGGAATATTCAACTCTTTTGCTAAAGATTTTAATCTTCTTGTGAAGTAATTAATTTCCGAATATCTATTTTCAGTATATTTGACATCATTATATAACAATTGAACATAGTCAATAGCAATCAACTTAACACCCTTTTCTTCTACTAAATAATGTGCCTTATTGCACAAAACATCCATTTTCATAAGTGGTGAGTCATCCACATAAAGAGGAGCGTCCTGCAAATCTTTCAGTTTATAATCCAATTGTTGCCACTCATAACAGGCAAGCTGTCCGCTCTTGATTTTTTCACTCGGAATTTCGCAGACATTGGTGATAAGACGATTGACTAACTGCACATTATTCATTTCAAGAGAAAACAAAGCGACTGGAATCCTGAAGTTAACCGCCATATTTCTTAGCATAGATATAATAAATGCTGTTTTTCCCATTGCAGGACGTGCTCCTATAGTAATCAAATCACCATTCTGCCAGCCAGATGTCATTTTATCCAATCTAGTGAATCCACTTTCCAAACCGCTCAAACCATCAGTTCGTGTAGCTGCCTTCTGAATTAGTTTATAGGCTTCATCAATCACGGGGTTAATCTGAATACAATCATGTTCCGTATTTAATGAGGATATATCAGTTAGCTTTCCTCTGATTTCCGAGATTAAATCTTCTACATCTTGGGTTTCATCGAATACTTTTAAGCGAATATCTGTTGCAAGTGCAAGTAATTGGCGGGATATATACTTTTGTGCAATGATTCGGGCATGATACTGCGTTTGAGACGATGATGCTACTTTGCTGCTCAAGTGAATTATATAAGATGTTCCTCCAATTTTATCTAATTCACCTTGTTTGCTAAGTTGCTCCTTTACAGTTAGAATATCTATCGGCATTTGATTAACCGCAAGGACAATAATTGCAGCATATATCAGTTGATGTCGATGTTCATAAAAAGATTCTGGACAAAGAATATCACTTATTAACGCATAAGCCTTTTTGTCAGTCATTAATGTACCCAATACTGCTTTTTCTAATTCAGATGCGTAAAGAAGGTTCATATTAAATTGATTATCATCTTCTTGTTGCTGTTTTTTTTCTTTCATGTTTTTTGTTTTTTTATAATAATTCTCAAAGATACAATTATCTCCGACTTTTACCTCCGATTTCCACAACATTAAACATTTCGTTAACTCGATCGGCAATATATTCTCCATATTTTAAATGGATCTCTTCCGGGAGTAAATTGGTCGTTACGAATGTTATACAACCTCTTCTGTTGTCGTATCTCATTTGAAGTATGTACTGTATCACATCCATTTCTGTCCCATAGTACTTAACTTTTGGTTCTCTACCAACTTCATCAAGGCCGATAGCCATGCCATTGGAACCATCATATTTCAAAATTCCATCAATTCCTTTTTGACAATATTGGTTTGTCACAAATGATGCCGATTCTATAGGAAAGCCTCCTGATGGATAATATCCATTTGGGGCTAGCCCATTACTGCGTCTATCATACGTTTGTATAATTTTTAATATTGTAGATTTGCCAGTACCTACCGGACCATATAGCCATAATCCCTTATCGCGATCTAATTTTTTAGACCCTCTGATAAGATACAAAAACAACTCGTTCATCAGTTCACGATTGCTTTCGTTAACACTGAATTTTGAACATGCTGATAGACAACACTCACGGAATAAGGCTGCGGAATTCTTCAATGTAATGGGGTCATAGCTTGATTGTCCGCACTTCAACATCTGTTTCTGGATTTGTATTTGTTCTCTTACTTTTTCCATCTTTTTTGTTGTTAAGTTCAAATTTCAACCATCGGGCAAAGTGCGACATCGCATCTTTTGGCGATTTTGTCGTTTCACCCTCATTTTGCAGTTTCATAAAGAACAGCTTCAAACACTCGTAAAAGGCTTCTAGCGTGAAATCAGGATTTCCAGAAGAACGAGTGTTCATTGTTACTGTTTCCGCCCATGATCGGTTCGATTTAAGTTCGGTATAACAATCGTCCAAAGACTTGTCGAAAAAACTATCAGCCGGAAACAGTTCTCCCACGCGTAAGGGAGATATTGTCTTATTGTCTTTAGTCTTATCTTTAATGTTAACCGTTTTACTTACCCTTTTGCTTACCCTTTTGCTTACCTCTTTACTTACCTTTTTACTTACCGTTTTACTTACGTCAAGTAAGTAATAAACTGGCGATTTTGCATTCTTTTTACCCGATTCGAAAGTTATTAAACCTTTTTGCTGCAATCTGTTCCTAACTTCAATGACGGTCTTTTCTGATATACCGGTTGCGAGGACGATAGTCTTGTTGGGATGTTCAAACGGATTCTGCCAACCCCGAATATTGCACTCATTCAATAAGTAAAAGTACAAAAACACTTCGTTCGAGCTAAATTCTACACTTCGATTCATCTTCCAAAATTGGTTTATATATTCTATATAGGTCATTGTATGCTATGCCGTCAGTTTCTGACGTATTAAGTTCATATTCTTTTTCACGAGACCAATAATGCGTTCATGATACTCGGTATCTTGGTTGCAAGCTCCACGAGATTGGACAATACTGAATGTCTTCAAATTGACCTCTATAGTCTCAATATGCTTCTTTCCAATTCGAGCAGAAAGAATGAGTGAGTCTTTTTTCTTATAATATTCATTCGAAAAAACGCAATGGTGCATAATTTCACCCTCCTGTTGAAACTCTTCAAGGTTTTTTAGTGGTATCACAACTATTTTACCGTCCGATAGCTTCAAATCGAAGAATTTCGATTTTTCTTTTATATAGTTTTCAGCAGCCTTTTTAAGTTTAAGTAGGCGTTGCATATCCTTTGCCTTGCGTTCTTTTTCATCATCACGTTTCTTTCTCGCCACATACAAATCATGGGCTTTTTTTAGATTCTTAGGACAAACGTAATGAGCGTTATGCAGATCTTTATGATAATGATCTAGTAGTTCCAGATAATCAAACCACATCGAAACATCTTTTATCCGATATTTATTACGAAGACAAATTTTTATAGACGGCCAATACATATCGATCTTGTAACGGTGTCCCTCTAAATAATCTACTAATTCATAACGTCTTGCCTTTAGAAGTGTTTCAGCCTTGGGAGAATGGGGAATTGTATTGGCGGCAGTAAGAAATGACATACCGCGTAATTTACAATCTATACCCATTCGAATATACTTAGGTCTAAAGACGGAGGCCGGATGATAGCGTTCGCAGTAAATATCATTGTTATGATTGTAATAATACGATCCAACAACTTTATTCCGTATCTCCAGCTCTCCACACCAGCCACTGAATCCCGTATTATTGGCAAGAGCTACTACTTCCCGGTTACCATCGTCTTTTATCCAATGTTGCAGTATCTCCCGAATATAATAAAGAGGCTCTGTTTCTTCCCGGTAATAAGCAACCAATTCAAAACTACGGATGACTTGGAACTCTTCACAAATTTCTGCTTTGCCAATAAACATTGTCTGTTTATTGATACGCTTCCTCGACTGTTCTATCTTCAAGGATGTCCCACAATGAGGACAGATTGCCCGTTTACGCTTTACAATTTCCGGAGAGAAGCGCTGTCCGCACTCCATGCAGATAACACGTGATTTGGTTGCATATCCTCTATGTTCCAAACATTCGACCTTTGCCCAATCAATCATCAATCCCTCAATATTAGGCAGCTGGCTACTTAAATTAGCAACTTTAAGCTGTAATTTCGTTCTTGGTCTCATAAGTCTTCAAATAATAAAAATTGTCCGGAAGGTATTTCTGTTTTCTTCCCTTTACGCTTATTGGGGGAAGAAGCCGGCTTTTTAGTTTCCGGATGTTCTGTAGCTACTTCTTTTTTCACACTCACAGCTGATACCTTATAATTGGTTTGCTTATTAACTTTGATATCATCTTCATCGTAGTAATGGACCGCCATTCCGAATACTATGTCATTATCCATCCCGCATCCTTTTACTCCAGAACTTATCGTGCTACTTTCTTTGAGAGCCTCGCCCATAATGTAGGCGAGACATTCATCAATATTCTTATTCTCTTTTCTATAGGCAATAGCAAACAGTTCATCAGACTTTGCCCGATTATCCAAGTAAGATTGAATGGGTCTGTTTGAATGAATTTTGTTTTTCCATATTAATAATTAATTGATAAAGGCATTAATAGATAAGTAAGGCTACGAACTTCTTCATCGCAGCGGGTAAAGATTGAGGCTTTCGACGGATCGCTCATGGTGATAGCAATATCTTCCGAAGGAATGCTGTTTACCATCTCTATCAAAAAGCTGCTCTTGAAACCTATTTCAATATCACAGCCTGACTGCAGGCTGATCGTTTCTTCTGCAGACTTAGAAAAGTCTAAATCATGAGCTGCTATTTTAAGAGAACTGGAATCGAATTTGAGTACTACCAGAGATGAGTTGCTGTCACAGAAGACAGATACACGCTTTAGAGCTGAGACTATATCGGCTTTCTTTAATACTGCACGATTAGGCTGTTTTTGAGGGATAACGGCACGATAGTTAGGGTACCGGCCTTCAATCATACGGCAGACTAACCGGTATGAATCAAATTCAAATAAAATATTAGTCTGATTTACCGATATTTCTACTTCCATGCAATCTTCCGGAACAATATTAGAAAGGATTTTAGCAAACTTGCTTGGCAGGATAAAGGCCGCCCGTTCCTTGCGCGTATAAGCGGATGGATTTTCAATCATTGCTAGACGGGTACCATCTGTTGCGACAAATGACATTGAATCTAAACCAATATCAAAATAGACACCATTTAATACCGGACGGAGCTCATCATTGGCACTACAGATCAAGACTTGCCTTATTCCGTATAATAAGTCATTACCTGAAACAAGAAATGGGCTGGCAGTGTCATCCGTGTTCATGGATGGGTATTGATCACCTTTTTCAAGTGGTATTGAAAACCTGCCATTGGCATACTTGACAATCAATTCCTTTTCAAGGATGGATATAGTCAATGGCTGTTCGGGGATTTCTTTTAATCCGTCGAGTAATGTCTTGGCGTTAGCCATGAAAGAATAATTGATGAAGTCGGCAGCGCCATCTACATTTGTAGAGATGCGTCCACCTTCTTCCCCTGCTGTCACTAGAATAAGACCATATTCATCAACGACAAACAAAAAGTTGTCATAAGCTGGTAATGTGTTTTTAGGCTGTATGATTCGCCCGATTGATTTCAGCTTATCTAATAAAGCTGTTTTTGAAACTGTAATTTCCATGCGTCATTGTTTTGCGGTGCATAGCGTAAAGATGAGATGAGTTTCAGTAATAAGAGCTATTGAAGCATATATATGCAATAAAAGCCGGACAAAACTATTGTTTTATCCAGCTCAACACCATTCTGTTTGCAAATATAGAGAGAGTTTTTGTATTTGCAAACGTTTCAGTCTTTTTTTTCTTCTTTTTTCTGCAATAAATCCAATACAGCGCGATTTGCCTTATCACAAATACTATAATCTATATCAATGTAGATATCGGCCATCTTATAGTCGTTATTTACATGACCGAGGCAGAAGTCAATGTCTGCCTTCGGTACTCCGGCCTTGTTTCTTGCCAAGCTGGCCCAGCTGTGGCGGGCCCAGTTTGTGGTGACTTTGAAGTCTAGTTCTAAGTTCATGCAAATGTCTTTCAGTCCATTATTGATTGCTCGCATGAAATTATTCAAGCTACAGTAGTTGGTATGAAAGTAGGAGAGGAAATAACCCTCTGTGTATTTATCAAGTAGGATGCGAAGCTCCGGTTCGATCTTGACGGAAAGCGGTATCTGTTCGTGATTCTTCTCCGTATTCGTTTTAGATCGCGTGTACTCCAGTCTTCCGTGGCGTTCACACGAAATACTATATAGGTCGTTAATATTGACTCCCATCATGTAGAACATCATCATAAAGACATCACGTGCCATATTGGTACGTTTCTTGTCAGATTGGAAATCCCTAATCTTCAATAGAGTGTTGATGTCTATATTCTTTCGTTTCCTCCGGTACTCCGGTATCTCAGCCTTTTTGAACGGATCGCCTGGGATCCTTATAATATCAAAGTCCTCATTGTTGTAATAGAGCTTGGCTTTGTTGTACAATGCTCTCAGTCCTCTAAGGTAATGGCTTATTGTGCCCGGTTCTAAAGGAATGCCGGCGGGCCCGGAGTGATATAAGTCTTTGATCATCTTATTTAGCAGAAATGAGGTGATTAGCTTAATATCTATCTTCTTTCTTTTTGTGTACCAACATAGTGTATCAATGGAAGAGCTATACCATTCGGCTGTCTTTTTCTTTTTCGTCTGAATTACTATGTTTTGGGCGAACTCTACGAAGTCTATAAACTCGGCGTCAGGAGCTAGGGATTTCTCTATTTCTTCTTTTAAATCCTTGCATGACATAAACTGAGTTCTTTCTTGTCCTAGCTTCAAATACTCTCTCCTGATCTTTTGGATATACGCATTTATTTCGTACTCTATCATTTCGCCGTTTGTAACGTTTGGCAGGATCCGTCCGGAGTCATCCATGTTTCCGGGTTGGATATAGTAGCTGGTGGCTATATACTGAGATTCTCTATTATGATAGATTCTAATTTTTATATTGGATGTTCCATCCTGTTTTATATGTCTTCCAGTTTGGAAAACGATCGCTTTAAATGTTGCCATACTGTTTTAATGTTTTTTAAAGGTTTAAAATCGCATTAAACAGCTTGAATCGGGGTAAATTGATGGGAAACCGCTTTAATTTCCACTAAATAGGTGCAAATAGAGAAACCTGTTCAAAGATAGTTCAAAGATTTATCCCCTTTATTTGCCCCTAAATGGGGTATAATTAAGTCTATTTTGCACCAATGAAAAAAGCCGATACAAACTGTATCAGCTCAACACCATTCAATTTTTCTTAACTTAAAATTTTCGTCGGGGTAGCGGGATTCGAACCCACGACCCCCTGCTCCCAAAGCAGGTGCGC